GCCAAGGCTGCTGCAGACGCACAGGCTAAAGCTGCTGCAGAAGCTAAAGCCGCCGCAGATGCTAAAGCTAAAGCAGACGCAGACGCTAAAGCTGCGGCAAACGCGAAAGCTGCTGCAGCCGCTAAAGCTGCCCAAGAGAAAGCTGCTGCAGAAGCTAAAGCCGCTGCTGATGCCAAAGCTAAGGCAGACGCAGAAGCTAAGGCTGCTGCAGACGCACAGGCTAAGGCGGCTGCTGACGCAAAAGCCGCCGCAGATGCCAAAGCTGCAGCAGATGCCAAAGCTGCAGCAGATGCTAAAGCCGCTGCAGATGCAAAAGCTAAGGCAGACGCAGAAGCTAAAGCAGCCGCAGAAGCGCAAGCTAAAGCCGCTGCAGAAGCTAAAGCCGCAGCAGATGCTAAGGCTGCTGCAGACGCTAAAGCTGCTGCTGACGCAAAAGCCGCTGCTGATGCTAAGGCTGCTGCAGATGCTAAAGCTGCTGCAGAAGCTCAAGCAGCTCGTGACAAAGCTGCAGCAGATGCTCAAGCTGCACAAGAGAAAGCTGCTGCAGATGCTAAAGCCGCTGCAGATGCTAAAGCTAAAGCAGATAAGTTAGAACAAGAAGCAGCTGATCTTTCTACACTTGAAGCGGCTAAAGCAGCTCAAGCAAAAGCTGCAGCAGATGCTAAAGCTGCTGCAGACGCACAAGCTAAAGCAGACGCTGAAGCCAAGGCTGCTGCAGAAGCTCAAGCTAAAGCAGAACAAGAAGCTGAAACACAACGAATAGAACAAGAAGCAGCTAAAGCAGCGGCAGAGCAAGCAGCGGCTAACAAGGCGGCAGCAGAGAAAGCAGAGGCAGATAGAGCAGCAGCGCAGGCAGCAGCAGACAAAGCAGCAGCAGACGCTAAAGCAGCCGCTGACGCAGCTAAAGCAGAGAAGGACGCAGCAACAGCACTAGAACAAGAAAGACTAGCGAGAGAAGCACAGGCTGAAGCTGATCGTCAACAAGAAATTGCAAATAAAGCAGAGCAAGACAAGATAGTTGCTGAACAAGCTGAGGCTGATCGACTGGCTGAAGAAGCTAGATTAGCTCAAGAAGGAACCACAACTATTACTGATCCTGCGTCAGGTGATGAAACAATAGTTACTGGCACAACTCCTGATATGCCTCCTAGTGAACAGCCAGATGTAACGCCTATCTATGACCAAGAGCCTATTGTGTACGAACCTCCTGCAGACGCTGGCGGTGGTGCTGGCGGTGGTGATGGTGCTGGCGGTGGTGAAACTGGCGCAGGTTCTTCAGGCACTGGAATACCAGAAGAAGGCTCAGGTATACCCAGCACTTCAGGTTCTGGTGGTCTTGCTCAGGAAGAAGGATACGATCCTGATCTGACAGACACAATGAGCGTACCTAATCCTGATTTTGATCCAGAATCTAGGGATGTTTTCATACAAAGACAAATCTATGACATGATTCTAAACGAAACAGACCCTGTTCTTAAGGAGCGTTTAGAGCAAGAATACAAAAGGATGGGTGGAAACCACCTAGAAGAAGTTAGAGCTGGTGTACCTAAAGAAGAGGTATACGCTGATTATCCTCCTGAGTACATAGAAGTTCCTTACGAAGAACCTACGTTAGATGCAGAAACTTTTGAGGCTCGTTATCCTGATGGTTGGTTAGGCGGTTCTTTTGATACTCTAGATGCTAACAAAGATGGTGTTGTCTCTGAAACTGAGCTGTATGACTATGAGCATAACATGGGAAGTGGCCAAGGAGGAGAACCTTCTGACATTGTTAAAGCAATCTTAGACGCTTTAAGATCAGAAGTGGACACCCCTGATCCCTCTACAGGTCTTCCTACAGATACTACAGTAGAAGTAGGTACGGCTGCTGGCTCTACTGATCCTGCTGTAGGCACAGGACAAGACCCTTCTACTGATCTTTCTACAGGCATTCCTTCTGATACCACGTCTACTAGTGGCACTACAGGCGCTGGAGGCGGTGGTGTAGGTACTGATGTAGGAGGAGGCGCTGGTGGCGGCACTACAGGCGGTGGCGCAGGTTCTGGAGAAGCAGAGACAGGCGCAGGAGCAGGCGCAGGAACTGGTACAGGCACTGGCACTGGTGAAGGGACTGGTGGAGGTACAGGAACTGGTGAAGGCACTGGTGAAGGAACTGGTGAAGGAGAAGACACAGGCACAGGTACAGGTATTGCAGGCGTAGGCGGTATGCTATCTCCTACACGCACAACAGACTTGTTATTTGCTGATTTGTTTAAATCTAATGTCAAGATAGGAAGCAACCAAGAAATAGCACCCTATGTTCAACTACAACAGCCATCAATAAACAATCCTTATTCTCAAGGTATGTTGACAAATCAAGACACAACAAAGAGGTTCTACTCATAATGACATATCTACAGTTAGTAAATAGTGTTCTACGCAGACTCCGTGAGAACGAAGTAGACTCTGTTAATCAAAATAACTATTCAAAACTTATTGGGGAGTTTGTCAACGATGCTAAACGAACCGTAGAAGATGCTTGGGACTGGACAGCACTGCGTACAACGCTAACAGTGTCTACAGTAGCTAATGTTTATAACTACACGCTAGTTGACTCACAAGACCGCATCAAGGTGTTGGACGTTATTAACGACTCTTCTAACTGGTTTATGGAGTATCGTCCATCAACGTGGATGAACAATGCCTTCCTCGTCCAAGCTAACATACCCTACGCAGCTCCTAAGTACTACAGCTGGAACGGTATTGATAGTAATGGCGATAGCGGTGTAGACCTCTACCCAGCCCCTGACGGTGCTTATCAGCTACGCTTTAACGTGGTGCTGCGTACAGCAGACATGACAGAAAACACTGACACAATGTCAATACCTTCGTCACCAGTGATTCAGATAGCAACAGCGTTAGGCGCTAGAGAACGTGGTGAGACTGGTGGAACAAGCTCAGCAGAGTTGTTTGCTTTAGCTGATCGTACCTTGTCAGACGCTATTGCCTTAGACGCTGCTAGACATCCTGAAGAGACTATCTGGACGACTGTATAATGGCTCAACAACTACAGAACATTACAATCTCAGCCCCAGGATTTTTTGGTTTAAACACCCAAGACTCTCCTATTGGTTTAGACCCTTCGTTTGCCGCTGTAGCTGACAACTGTGTTATTGATCAGCTAGGACGTATCGGAGCTAGGAAGGGCTATCAGTACTCAACAACCAACGGAGCTTCTTTGCTGGGCAGCAGCAGAGGAATAGAGACGCTGCATCAGTTTATTGACTATAGTGGCGATAGAAGGTTGCTATCAGCAGGTAATTTAAAAGTATTTGTTGGTGATACTACGTTGGTTGATTACACGCCAGCAGGTTATATAGCAACAGCAAACAATTGGAAGTGCGTCACACTGGCTAACCATGTATATATGGTACAGAGTGGACACGAGCCGTTGATAGGCACTAATGAAGCTGCTCCGTTTACACTAGAGCGTATAAGCACACACTCGCATAGCACAGGAACTATGCCGCAAGGCAACGAAGCTCTAGCCGCTTTTGGACGCTTGTGGGTAGCTGATGTAGTAGGTAACAAGCACACTGTTTACTGGAGTGATTTACTAGACGGTGCACATTGGACAGGAGGCTCTTCAGGCAGCTTAGACTTAACTAACGTATGGCCAGAAGGCTTTGACGAGATAGTGGCACTAGCGGCTCACAATGGCTTTCTAATCATCTTTGGTAAGAAGTCTATACTTACCTATAGCGGTGCTAAGTCTCCAAGCACTATGACGCTTGCAGACACCGTAGCAGGCGTTGGTTGTGTTTCTCGTGATTCTGTACAGCACACTGGGACAGACCTTATATTTTTATCTAATACAGGTGTGCGTACGCTGGGAAGGACTATTCAAGAGAAGTCTTTGCCAATGAGAGACATCAGCAAGAATGTTCGTAATGACTTGGTTAGTTTGATTCAACAGCAGAACAATCCTATCAAATCTTTATACAGCCAAGAAGAAGCTTTTTACTTGCTTTCTTTTCCAGATAGTGGTATAATATATTGTTTTGACATGCGTGTCCCGCTAGAGAATGATTCACATAGGGTTACAACATGGTCTGGGATGGGTGTTAACGTCTTTGCTCGTTGTGACGATGGCACTATTCACATGGGAGTGTCTGACGGCATTGTAGAATATAGTGGTTACTTAGACGATACAGAACAGTATCAGCTACGTTATTTCAGTAACCCACTTGACTTCCAAAGCCCAGCTAACTTGAAGTTTTTGAAGAAGTTTAACTTAACTATTATTGGTGGACAGTCTACGCCTACAACGCTCAACTGGGGCTATGATTACACATCTGATTATACAAAGCAACCTTTTATTTTTGGTTCTACTAATTTAGCTGAGTATGGCATTAGCGAGTATAACACAACTGCTGAGTATTCTGCTGCTGTTGTTATTAACACACCAAAAGTAAACGCTAGTGGTAACGGCTCTGTTGTAACAGTAGGTATCGAAGCTCAGATTAACAACTCTGCTTTCTCAATTCAAAAGATCGACATACACGCTCTACTAGGGAGACTTATCTAATGTCTAATTATACTAAGACAACTAACTTTGCAACTAAGGACTCCCTCAGTTCTGGCGATCCCGCTAAGATTGTTAAGGGTACTGAAATCAACACTGAGTTTGACAACATTGCTACTGCTGTCAATTCTAAATCTAATAAAGCTGATCCTACCTTTACAGGAACAATGACAGCCGTCACCGTCAATGTGTCAGGTACGCTAACGGCTGGCACTATTACTGGAGGTACATTCTAATGGCGAATGAGATAATGGATTTTTTAACAGGCAATCAAGATACTATTACAGGTGCTCTCGGTGGTCTTGGTAGTTATTATTTAAGTCAAGAAAACATTAAGGGTGCTCAAGCCTCTGGAGAACAAGCCAGAATGCTGTCTGAGCAAGCGGGGCAGCAAGCCAGAGATTACTCTACATTTAAACCATACACTGTTACAAGTGGTTTAGCTAACGTAGGCACTACTGCTGAAGGTGGCTTTGGTGTTAATCTTTCTCCTCAGCAGCAAGCGTTTCAGAATCAATTGATGGGACAGGCTCAGAACTTGTTTGGTCAAGTTGGTCAAGACCCTGCCGCACAACAAGCAGCTATCTATGAGCAGATCAGAGCTACGCAGATGCCAGAGGAAGAACGTCAGCGTTTGGCAATGCAGGAGAACTTGTTTGCTAGTGGTCGTGGTGGTCTACAGACTGCTCAGTACGGTGGCTCACCAGAGCAGTTTGCGTATGAGAAGGCACGTCAAGAGGCTATGGCTGGTGCGTCTCTGGCGGCTCGTCAGCAGGCTATGGCAGAACAACAGCAGGCTCTAGCAGGCGCTACAGGCTTATTAGGCGCTGGTTATCAACCACAGCAGCAAGCACTGTCGCTACTGGAAGCAAGTCAAGTCCCTGCTGGCTACACAGCCGCTGGACAGCGTACTGGCGCAGAGCTTGGTGCTCAACTGTCTGGTAGAGGTATTGAAGGATATATTCAAGGACAAGACTTAGGCAACCGTCTGCAGCTACAACAGCAACAAGGACTAATGAATTTATTATTAGGTCAACAAACAAGTCCTCTTGATCAAGCTAAGATTGCTCAGATTTATGCAGCTATTGGTAAAGACAATCCTTCAGCTTCTGGTGGTTTATTGGGCAGCATTTTGAATAGCTGGCTAGGCGATAAAAAAGAAGAGCCTACAGCAACTCCAACACCTACTCCTACAGGAGCTTAATAATGGCTAATATTGATTACGCAGGTTTGCTCACAGGCATCAGTGGACAGAACCAACAAATAGACCCTTTCTCTTTGCCCACGGCAGCACAGCAACGCATGGCTTTTGGAGCACAGCAGGTGCAAGGAATGCAACGTGCTGGTGAAGGTTTGTTTGGTATGCCGTCACAGCAAAACCCTGTAGACATGGCTAAGACTGAGTTGCTTAAACTTGATAGGAACGATCCAGAATATCAACAGAAGTTTATTAAGTTGTTGGGCATTGCTGATCCTGAGAAGGCTGCGGAGTTAGTAAAGGAAAAGAAAGTACAAGACTTCTCTGCTGGTCAGCAAAAAGCATTGGTTAAATACCTAGAAGCAAATTACCCTTCTTTTGCAGATGCAGCAAAGGGAGACACTCCACTAATTACAGCAGCTAACTGGAAAGATTTTAAAGAAAAAGCAGGAAGCACTAAAAATCAATTTGGTGGTACTAAGCTGGTCAAAGACGAAAACGAAAACCTATATTACGTTACTCAATCTCTTGATCCTACTGAAGATGGAAACGCAGCAAAAACCGTGTATTCTCCTGTAACTCCTAACGCCCCATCACAGCCTTCTGGTGCTGTTACTGTTGTTGGAGATTCTGGAGAAACTCCAGCAGAACGTAAGGCAAGAGAAATCTCCACATCAACTGGTAAAATTGTAGGGAAAGGTTTTGCCCAAATACAGGCAGACGCTGCTGAAACATTCTCTGAAACACAAGAGGCAATATACACCGCAGACAGGCTGATTGATATTCAAAATCAAATAGACACTGGTGGTTTTCAACCTGTGTTTGCTAAAGCAATTACTGACTTCCTTGGCACAAC